AATTCAGGTCGTACATGTGGCCTAGGTCTGTCCCAACTTGCCCGCCCATCGACTGATAGACCGACAGTGTGACCCGATTCAGCTTCTGCGGCATCCCTCGCGTCGTGGCGCCCTGTGAACTAAGCACTGGGTTGGTCGGTTGGAGGATGTACTGGTACGGAATCCCAATGGTGATGACGTTCGAGTAGTAGGGGAACGTGATCGAGTCCGAAGTAACCACGGTAGGAGGAAGCAGGATCAAAGCGTTGTCTCCTACCGCCGTCACCGTATTTCCCAGCAGATAGCTTAGTCCCGTTACTGTATTCGTGACCGCCTTGACCGTTCCGCCCCCCGTGTACGCCGAGAACGCCGTGGTATCCATTCCTGCCAGCGTAAAGGTGTTCGTTGTCACCCCGGCAACTGTGTACGCCTGAGACGCCGACTGGTTGATCTGGGTCATACCCAAGACCCCGGAAATCTGCACTGTCTGGCCGTTTGAGAACCCATGCGCCACCGCCGTTACCACTGGAGGGTTCGCTTGGGTGATGCCCATGATGGGAACTGCCACACCGAGGTTCAACTGCTGCCCTGAGTGGACGAAGAAAGCGTTCGACAACTGCCCAAACAACTCCTGCGGCATGAAGTATTCGACGAACCGCGTCGTGACCCCGTTGATGGTGCGCCGGACTACCACCGACAGCTGATCCTCCTGCCCTGACCCAGTAATGACCGCGCAGGATTCGATATATCCTCCCTGAGTCGTCATGTTGACGCGGAACCAGGCATACACCTGATCCTGCGTGTTGAAGACCAAGCCGATCAACTGCCCATCGGCGCGAACTGCCCAGAACACTGGGTACGGTTCCATTTGGAAAGCCGTCTGCACGATGCCAGAGGTATCTTGCGAGGTTCCTATCGTGATGTTTCGGTTGAGCCGGGTGAGGTCGTTCGCTTCCCACGTGTTCGTCGTGAAGTTGAACACGAGAAACGTCACAATTCGCTGCGACCGTGAGACGAAGATGGCCGAGCCGTTGACCAGTTGAGGCTGCAACGCACTCACCCCGAGAGAGCTTTGCACCGCAGCGTCGATATTCGTCTGGCTGATCGACGACCCTGTACTGGCCGTCAGAACCCACACTCCTCCAGAGGTTCCAATCAGCAAAGCGTTAGGGGTTCCAATCATGTTAATAAGTTGGTTCACCTGATTCGATACCAGCGTGAATTGGATAGCGTAGTCGGCCTCGTTCGGGTCGCAGATGAAGTCGGGGTAGTCGTCCTGCACCGAGCCGTTGAATTGCGTGGGGTTGTTGTTGCTCCCGCCAACAGTAAGCCGCTCCTGATACAGCGTCCCGCACGCCGGATAGTCACCAGCCGCGGCGAACAGAGGATTGACCTGCACGACGAAACCCCCGCTCACGTAAGCGAGGAACCCGGTTGAGTCGACCGAAGCCAGCGTGTCGGGATCGAGCAAACTGATTGAGAACGTTCCGTCTCCGTTCAGTGTCGGATTCGAGACGATAAACTCACCCTGATTCAACTCCACCATTCCAGCCACGAGGTTGATGTAGACGCGGCTACCGCCCGCAAACACCGTCCCCGTTGCCGCTACCGTCACCACGCAGGGATTGGCCTGCGTGATGGCGGTGATCGACTGCCCCAGAGCCGAGTATCCCGTTTTCACCACGCCCAATGTTCCACGGTACGGAGGCTCGCCCGACTGTTGGCCGGGAAGTGACAGACTGTATGCCCACGAGTTTGGTCCAAGGCGTTCGATTACGGCCGGAGGATAACTCGCGTGGAAGATCCACAGAATGTCTGCGCTCTGCGTCGAGCAGTCGAGCGCGAACAGGTCTGCTTCGAGGTACGGCGTGATGAGTTCGATGGGAGGCTCTACTGGGGTAAACACCTGCCAATAAGCCGTGTTGATGTCCACATCGAAATTAGGGCTTTGATCGAACTGGTTAGTCGCCACCGCCTCAGCCACGTAGCTTACGTTGTACCATCCGGGAAGCCTGTTTGGTGCCACGACGAGCGGGGTTGCGTAGTAGACAGAATCAGGCGTCACCGTCCACGTAGTTAGGTCTACCGTGTTGCCGGATAGGTTGATGCTTCCCAGAGCACGGATACCCGATTGGATCAACTGAGCCGCGTTGTTGGCCGGAGAAGCGTTCGCCAATGCGATGTTGATGCCCTGATTTGGAGAGCTTCCTGTAGCCGTGACCAACAGAGCGTCAGCCGTGTTGACTGTGAAGGTAATCGGTACCGTCGCCGCATTGGTCGAGCCGTAGGGCGCGGTGATGGTCAGGCGTCCATGATCGCCGCCCGGAAGATGGAAGTATTCGACCGAGTACGACGGCCCCACTAGCACCAGGTCGCCGGGGTTGTAGAGTGTCACCGGGTTGTATTCGATTGCGTTTGGCAACTGCAAGGCGAGGCCCAACGACCATGATCCCTGTGTAGCCCCTTCCCAGATGCGGACGATGCCCTGAGAGAACTCCAGCACGGCACCCTGCGCGGTCGAGAACTGGAATGGAACCAATCGGCTATTTCCGTCTGAGGCCGTCTGCATCCGCTCGCTCGCCACCGTCTGCGACACGCTGACCACATATCCACCCGGAACCGGAACCGGAGGAGTCATGCCACTCTGGTAGCTGTAAGTGACTGTCACTGTGGGTTGAACGATGCCTACGAAGATGCGCGTGCCGTCGGGAACATTGACCGAAACTGATACGGCGAGGGTTGGAAGGGCGGCAAGAATAGCCGCGGAGGTGTTGCCCCACAAGTCTCCAGCCGAGCCGTAGGAATAGTTGATCGGGGTTGTGGTGAATCCAGTTCCGGGATTCTTCGCCGTCCCAAGCTGAGAACCATTCCAAAGCGCCACCCCTGTTACCGTTGCCGCAGACCCGAATTCAGACACCAGATCGACTGTGACCTCTACGCCAAGAATCGTCGCCCCGGCTGGAACTCCCGCTACCGGACACAGGATGGTCATGTCTCCAAGAGCGGTGGTGGTTGGCTCGGTGAAGGTGCGGAACTGCGTTCCCGGAGGAATTGGGAACTGCCAGTCACCGGAGGTTACGCCCTGCGATCCATTCCCACTTTGCGAGGTAGTCGTGTAGATCGGCACGCCCGGAGTGGTCAGGTTCCCGGTGATCGTCGTCCCCGGCGACACACCCGGCCCCACCACCGTCTGACCTATCTGGATCACGCCGTAGTTCGTCCCTGTGACCAGCATGGACGTTCCGGCGATGGATGCGGTGAACATTGACCCACCACGCGCTGTAGCCCCAGCGAAGTAGGTTCCCGGAACTTTTTTGGCCCCGCCTTCGACCAAAGGCATCGCGTTCTCAAGGGCCAAGCACGCGCTGCTGTATTTGGCTACGTCATCACGCTGCGAGACTAGTTCGCTGACCTCACCAGCATTAAAGCTATTTCGTACAGGATAGGTCTTAGGCATCGGCTACCACCACCGACCAGCGCAGCGTCCAGCCCTGATCCATTCATCTCCCCCGGACTCATCCAATTCCGTGTCCATCGTCTCGTTTTGCGCTTCGGCGGAGTTGAGGCTGTCCTTGTACTCCTGCTTCATGTCGTCACGCTTGGTCGAGCTTTCGGTGATGGCAATAGCCAGTTCCATCGCCAGCCTGTTCGCAAGGCAGTTCACGAACCCCGGCATGAGTTGGGTGTAGTCGGTGATGAGTTGGATGTACGTGATCGCAGCAGGGCCGCGCCAGCCTCCGTAGTTGGTCAGGGCGTACTTGCCAGTCGGAAATGGGGCCGGATACGGCACAGGGGCAGCAGGGGGCACAATAGACCATCCAGCCGTCAGCGTCTCTACCTTGTAGTCCTGCCCGTCTGCCCAGAATGGAGGGTCGTCGCGGTGATACCAGCCCGTACCTTCAGGCCCGTACATCCACACCCAGTTGCGGTCGATCTGCCGCTTGCGTGGGCGGACGAAGCGTAGGAAGTCTTGCGGTAAGGCCCATGCGTAGCGGAAGGTGTAGAGCGGGGTGACAGGAGAGAGTTGAAGTTGAACGCGCGTCTTGGCAAATTTCCAGTCGCGCTCAGATAAAACCTCAGCGAACACAGCGTCCCAGACGTTCAGCACCTTGACGGCGTTCGGGCTGTTCTCGTTTATATCAACA